ACTGTTAATTACGTATTCTTCGTTTACCCTTGTTTGCATTCTTATCTTGGTGCTTATTGCCTTGGAGGTTCTGGCTCTTATCAAGTTCGTATGGTGAGGGGTTGAGATGGCACTTATTGATGATGTTTTTGGCAAGATTCCAGCAACACTGTTGAACCAGTGGGGCCTGGACATGACCTATGTAAAAGCTGCAACGTCTGAGGTTTACGATCCAGCAACTGGAACAATTAGCGGCACAGAAACCAGTGTTGCACTGAAAGGCGTGATCTTGAGGTTAAATCCAAAAGAGCTTAATGGTGACTATCAGACTAACGATATTAAGGTCATTATTGGCAATGATGAGCTAGGCAATTATTATCCAAACGTTCGTGACCGAGTGCGTTATACGGAAGCTGGGTCAATGCGTGAAGGTCGAATTGTTGATGTGGAGTCTTATCGTGGCGATGAGGCAGTCATGCACAACTTAATTTTGAGGCCGCAGTAATGGCTAAAAACGATCTAAAGGGATTGCTCCAAGATCTTGATCGATTAACGGTCAACTTAACTTTTAATGGTCGTGCGAGGGCTGCGGAAGAAATCGTCAAAGACTTGCAAGATTTAAGTCCTGCATGGACCGGAAAATTCAGAAACTCTTGGTATATCGAGACACCAGACGGCACAAAAGCTGGTGGTCAAGGTACTCCTGGGCAAGCGATGCCTGTCGAAGCGCCAAAGATCAGTGGTTTCGAGGTTGCAACAGCACTTTCCAATAGGTTGTTTGGTGCGTCTGGAGCGAAAAGGCTATTTACGGTAGGTAATTCCGCGAGTTATGCCGACCAAGCGACTGATCTGGCTCCATACGTTCCAGGTAAAGTTCCTGCCTTAAAGGCTTCGACTAAATTTGGTCGCAAATATGGTGTCAGACCCGTTGGTGCGGTCAGAGGAGATCTTTCTGCTGCTGGGCCTACTGGGCCAGGAGCTGGCAATTCCAGCAGCGCACCACTGGACTGGTTTTCCCATTATCAAGGTAGCGGCAAGGCTGATGAGGCAGTAAAACGCGCTTATAGCCGAGGTTTCAAAGGATTTAGACGATGAATTATCAAGGCATTCGAGCTGAATTTGAATCAGACCTTTACACGGCATACGGCGCACTAAGCCCTGCTGTTCCAATTTATTTTGACAACACCTTTAATACAGTTTCAGACGCTGATACTGAGTTTGTTCACGTCAATTTGCAGTTTGGCCTTACTACCGAAACAACGCTAACGACGCAAAGTGATTACATCAGGGGCACAATTGTTATTCGTGCTTATACAGAGAAAGGGAAAGGCCCTGCCCGTAATCAAACATTGATCGATACAGCAGTCACAGCTTTGCGGGCATTGAATGATCAAGCCAAGGCCAGTAGCGGTATTTACATCCGCATTGGAGCGTTGAACGGGCCGACCTTTGGCACTGGAACGGGCGCTACCGAATCTCGTTTAGCACTTGCCCCATTCTTCACTTCTAGAATCGACACCAGTTTTGTAGCTCAAGTGATTTCTTAATTGAAGGCTTGAGCTAAACTGTTGACAGCCGGGCTGTGCCCGCGTACACCCAAAACAAATAGGCTTTCCTTATGGCCACCGTCCTTTCGGGCACCTCCGGCGCCCTGTATTACAAGCCAGCTGGTACATCAGTTACCACGTTGGCGATTAGTGCTTTCCCTGCCAGTGGAAGTGACATCACTGTTGGTACTTTCTTGGGTTTTAAAGTCAACGACCCAGTGACTCTTGCATATCCTTCTGGCGCGGGCACTACCGGAGCAATTGCTGCAGGCGCTGTCTTTGTCAAGACTTACGTTGAGGCAACTGGCATTATGACCGTCAGTGCAACAGCAGGTGGTACAGCTTTATCTGCTTCTGCTGCACCAACAGCATTTGGCACTGGCACGGCAAGCATCGCTTACACCGCTGCAGAGTCAGTCGGCCAGGTCCGAGAGTGGAGCTTTGAGATCACTCGTTCTGAGATCGATGTGACCACTATTGGTCAAACGGTTTCCGGCACAGCACCTTTCCGGGCTTATATCCCTGGATTTGCTGATGGATCGGGTTCTGCCACGGTCTACACAACCGATGACGACACCACGCTATCCAGCCGTCTGATTGAAGACGTGATCAAGCGTGAGCAAAACGGTGCAACGATGAAGCTTTACATCGACCAAATTTTGTCTTCTGGAACGCCAGACGACACAAAAAGCCGTTCGATTGAGGTTCCAGTCATCTTGACTTCAGCCAGTTTGAACGTGAACCCAGACGATGGACAAAGCGTAGAAATTGCTTTCCGTCCTAGTGCTGCTCCTACCTTCGACCTCAGCAAGTCCTGATAGTCGATTATTCGGAGAATATAACGCCCCGGTTCGCCGGGGTTTTTTATTTTTTGTTTTCAACTGCTACACTAAAGCTATAAAACAATCATTGAAATGGCTGCAGCTCTTCGCGCAATTGACCGTTTACGCAAAGCCGCGAATCTAGAACCTGCAAAAAAGGAAGTTGAACTTTCAGATGGTTCAGTATTTGAGATGTGGGTAGCACCGCTGACGATGGCAGAACGTGAGCGTGCTCAGAAGCAAGCAAAGTCTGATGATGCAACAGCTTTTGCGCTCCAGTTGTTGATCAACAAAGCTAAAGACGAGACTGGTCAGCCTTTATTTAAGTTTGGCGAAATTGACGTTCTAAAGAACGAGGTCAAGGACAAAGATCTGCAAGTTTTGATGCTTGCTGTGCTTTCGGACGATAGTGAGGACGCGGAAAGCGACATGAAAAGCACTGCAGAGTGAGATAAAGAAGGATCCTTCTTTGCAATTTCAGTTTTTCCTAGCGGCAGAGCTGAAGATGACGCTTGGTGAGCTTCGCGCCCGAATGGGGCACGAAGAGATGTTTGGCTGGCACGCATATTTCACGTATCGAGCGGAGCAAGAGGAGAAGGCGTATCAAGACGCGAAGCGTCGAGTCCGTTAATATGGGGATATTGTCGTAGTGAACCTTCGTGGCTTATAAGACCGAGATCCAGATTGGCGTAAAGGGCGCTGCGGAGCTAGATAAACTAAGGAAACAAGTAACTGAGTTAAATAAAAAACTTAATCAAAATGAAGAAGCTTGGAGCGGAGGGATACAGTCAATAAAAAGATATTCTGATGCTGTCAGAGTGGCTTCAGACAGTTTACGAAAAGTAGAGATAAACACTCAGGACGAGACCGATGCCATTAGGGATTATGTAACAGCCATTGGTCTTGCAAATGACGCTCAAGTACGCCAAAACAGACTGCTTGACCAAGAAATTGCAAAAAGAGGACTAGCTACTCAAGAACTGAAAAAGTACAACGCTGCTGCTGCTGGACCGCGACAGCCAGGCAGCATGACTGCTCAATACTTGCGTCCAGGCTCCACAGCGCCTCAAGGCCCTGATACGGCAGCGGATTTCATGCAGCGAACAGACGTTGCTGCAAAAGCTGCATTGCGTCAAGCTTCTGCGTTTACTGTTGCGACAAACGAAGCTAAAAAGCTTGCAAGAGCGCAGCTAGAACTGAACAATGCTGCCTTCTTGCAAAGGACAGATGCAGCGGCAGCTGCGGCAAAACGTCAAACAGCTGAATATCTTGCACAGGCAAGAGCGGCCAAGATTCTGGCAAATGAGCAAGAGAAGCTCATGGATGCCTTGCCAAAAGGTGTTCCCACTACGGAACATAAGAAACCTATAGGCCCTCAGCCAAAAGGCGCTAAATCCGGAGCAAATAGTGCATTGCAGAAGGCAGGTGAGTTTGGCCTTGGCACAGGATTCCCGCTGTTATTTGGTGGTGGAGCGGGACAAGTTATTGGTGGCGGTGTCGGCACTGCGTTAGCTGGAGCGTTTGACCTGGCGGGACAAGCCGCGATGGGCCTTCAGATTGGATTATCGGCAATTATAGGTAAAGCTGAAGAGCTTATTACTCGCTTTAGGGCTGTAGGTAATGCGATTAACTCGCTAAGCATGGATGCCTTAGCGAGCAGTTTCATCACGGTTACTGAAGAGGCAAGAGGGTTGGTGCGTCGGCTGACTGAGGCTGGGCAGGCGCAAGCTGCAGTTTCCGTTGCGGCAAATGAGACTTTTAAGCAAACTGGCGTTCTGCCGGAGGCTGTTGGTGATATTACCAACAATTTAAATCTACTTTCAAATGTATGGGATGAAGTTGTCGGAACGGTATCTGGGCTGGTTAGTATTTTAGCTGCTCCATTCTTAGCTGCGTTAACTTTAATTCTCAAAGGAGTGGCAGAAGCGTTTAAAATCTTAAACCTAATTGCTAGCGGAATTGGCATCATAATCAAGGGAATAGTTAAATTGGCAGCGTTAATACCTGGAGTGCAAGCAATATTTGATGCGATTGCAAATTCCACTAAAGGTATTATTGAAGAAGAAGAAAAGGGCTTAGACGCATTAAGAAAAACAACGGAAGAACTAGATCGTAATTTCTCTCGCAACAAAGAACTTTTTGATATTGAGCAAAAACGAACCAAAGGCAAAACTGCAGCCGAAAAGTTATTGAACGCAGAGGCTAAAAAAGAACTTGACTTAAAGAAACTTTCCTTTAAGGTCGAAGATAAAATATTAGAGCTTAGGAGAGAACATGGCAAGGTAACGACTCACGCAGGCAGAATAGAGCTTGAATACGCTGAATTAATGATCCGCAATAATGCCGAGATAGAAGAATCAAGGATTAATCAAACGCACGAGCTTAAGGCGCAAAGTATAGAGCTTGATCGTCAAAAAGAAATTGAAAAAGTAGCGAAAGCGGAGTTAAAGGCCAAAGTCGAGCAGCACAGAATAGCTCAAGGAGTAATCCAAGCTCAAACTGTTGCTTTAGAGGGCCAGATCGAAATCTTTAATTTGCAGGCTCAAGCTGCTCAAAGCGTACTTGCAGTAACGCAAGCTCGAAA